ATTTGTGATTATGGATTGTATCGTGAATATGGACCCCAAATCGAACATATATTGAAACCTGAGATTCATACTATTTTATTGAATGTGTATAACCGCCGTATTAACTTATATGGTGATTTGCATTTTGATATTAAGATTTATGAAGATCATGATTTGCCACGTGACCGTGAGATGATTCTGGATTTTGTGAAGGAAATTAATTATTATGTGTATGATATTGATTATCCTGAATTTTATTTTGAATTGGTTTGTGGTCGTTTGCGTTCTCGATATATTGTTGATGTTTTGAGAGTTCATGCTGCTTATGACTTCAAGTGTGTTCTTGAATGCCTTGAATTTATTGCAAATTCTGATGATCAATTTGTTAGAGATCTGACTGAGGAAGGGGTTGAATCTAATCCCGGACCTTGCACAATGAGCCATTTTGAAAGAATAATTGTTGAGGGTAATGATTGGTTTGAATATCCAGTTTTGCCCCCAGTAGTTTTCCAACAGATGGTTCGTTTTATTCCAATGGAAAAACGTTTTGATTTTGAATTGTATTTAGATATTAAGATAGTTTTACAATTTGTGGATGAATATTCACCTGATATGTTAGTTTCATATGCCAGTGCATTGCAATTGGCTTGGGAAGATGTCACGGCTCAACGAAAGTTGATTGTGTGTAAATTTCCAAGAATTTTGTATTGGTGGTATTTGAAGACTCATGATGTGAATTGTGACCCCCGAGAAATTATTAAGATGTTACTGTTGAGAGCTGGTGTGGAGTCAAATCCAGGACCAGCTTGTTTGAATGGAGATACCAAGCGTGATTCAAAAACACGACGTTCTGAGGAGAGAACGAAGTTTTTAGATTTACCTGAATTTCATGAAAAGAAACAACAATTGAAGCATAAGCGTCATGTACGAGCATTGGATGCTGAAAAGCGTGCAATTTTACGTAAACGTGCTGATAGTGATTTTTCTGATCATGAATTTGATGATTTTATTAAACCTGAAGGTTTGAATATTGATTTTAAAGTGTTTAAAGGTATGTCAGCTGAAATTAAATTTGATTTATTCACTGATTTATTTAAACATTTGAAGTCTTTACTTAATCCTTCTCGTGCCAATGAGAAAGTCTTGATGGGACATCTGACAACTTTGATTATTTTCTTGAGATCTGATGATTGGATGGTTCGTATTGCTGCGCTTGTTGCCAATTGGCCGAACTTGGGAGACAAGACTACAGGTATTTATACCTTATTAGTTTTGTTTGATTGTTTGGTTAGTTGGTGGAAGCGCGGTGATGTGAATGCGCCATGGTATCGAAAAGAGGATGTGCCTGAAGAAGTTCGAACACAAGCTTTATCTGATATTAAGGAGTACTTTGATTTATCACAGATGGGACCAGTCCAAGCAATTGGAGCACTGGTTTTGTCTTTGGTGAGTCTTTTTCTGCTTAATCAAATCCCTGGTAAAGGAGATTTTGATTCTTTCATGAGACGTTGTGATGTTTTCGCAAAAGGTACAAAAGGCATGGAGCATATTTATGGTTATTCCAAATCGTTTATGAATAATGCTGTTGTATTTTGTGAAGAGAAAATTTTGGGTGAAAGTCCAACATTGATGACGTCAATTGAAGGAAGACTGACGAAGTTGTGTGAAGAAATTCGAAAGGCATCGACTATTGACAACCAAAACAAATTGTTAACGAGTAGAGTTCAGGTAGATCTTGTAGACTCCTTGTTTAGACAATCGTTAGAAATGATTGAGACACTACGTTTAGGTGGTTTGGCCACTCAAAAACAAGCTTTTGTTGGATACTTTCACGTTATACGTGAATTACATAAGAAAGCTAGTGTTTCTCCCATTTCTGGACGAGGATTTAGACAACAACCCAAGTTTTATCAGTTAGCTGGTAATCCTGGAGTTGGAAAGACAAGATTGGCTTGGATTTTATCCATTGACTTTTTGCGTGAATTGAATTTGACCAAGGAACAGATGAAGGATTATGCATCGTATATTTATTTTAGGAAAACTGGAGAGAAGTATTGGACTAATTATAATGCGGAAATGCACCGCGTTTGTGTTTGTGATGATGCTTCTCAATTGTTTGAAGAACATGGTGAAGGAGTTCCCTTCTTTGCTGAAATTATACATTTGGCTAATAATGCCGAGTGTCCTCTCAATGTGGCTGAAGTAGACTTGAAAAAGTTTGCTCGGTTTAATTCGGAGGTTATAATTTCTACTGATAACAATAGGAATCCTAATTTGAACAATATTTTGCGTGATCCTGCGGCTTTTCGTAGAAGAATTGATATGCAAGTTGAAGTGAAAGTGAAACCTGATTTTGGTGAACGTTATACAGATAATGGACGTACATGGTATCGTTTGAGGAGTGAATTTGCACTTGAGAAATCATTGAATACTGACGTTTATATTTTTGATATAATTAATCCTGTTTCAGGTAGAGCTGTCGAACGAGATTTGACATATGCTCAATTGTTTGAGAGAATGCGTGATGGTCTTCGGACGAATCGTCAAGAGTTTTTGAACTTTGGTAGTGCTCTTGCAGCATATGCTGCGCGTGATGCAGAAAATGATGTGAGACATGAACCTTTGGTTGAAGATTCTGAAGATGAAGCTGATGACGCCCCATTGATTAGAGTACAAGGTTTGACTGATTGGATGTGGAAGAAAGATCCTTACCGTGGTATGGATTGGCGCCATTGGAAGGAGGATTACATTACTTGTAATTTACCGACTATGCCGTCTATGTCATCCACAATTGAGAAGACGAAGAAGTTCTTGACTGATCATAAGTGGGAGTTTGCTGTTGGATTGCTTGTGGTTTTGCCGTCTCTGGGATATGTGATTTATAATTATATGTACCCAAAGAGACAGTGGAAGCGAGTGAGAAAACATTGTGAACCTCTATCTTATGTTGATGATGATGGACAAACCTGGTATGAAGTTAATGGAGTTCGTGAATTTCGATATCAATTGGGTTGGTCTGAGGATCAATTCTTTTTCGCTCTTGTACATTATGCTGGTTCAGTATTTTTGGATGAAGATGATTTTGATCATTGTAAAACGAAAATGTACTGGCCTGATGAAACACCATACCTTGGTGAAGATTATATAGATGACTATGTTAATTTGAGCTTGTGGTATGATGGACATTTTGAACTTGTGAAGGATGGTGAAGATGTATCTGATTGTTATACTGTGTGGTCTAGAATAGCCACAGAGAATAAGAAGAAGAAGATTCAACCCCAACTTGATAAGTTAGTGGAGTGTATGAGAGAGTATAATCGAGAAGATCCGAAGAAAGCTGCAAAGAAGATGAAAACAGGAAAAGGAGTTAAAGAGATAAAAGTTGAAGCTGGTAAAGGGAAAGTCATTAAGACTCAGAAATTGGTTTATCATGGAAAAGATAATTTACCATTGACTGAGGCTTATAGTGATCCCAATACTAGTGAATTCTTTAAGCACAAAATTTTTAAAAATTTGTATCGAATTCGTGTGGATGATACTGACTTTTCAACAGCTATGCATTGTACCTTTATTAAAGGTCGTGTTGCTGTGACTGCCAGACATTTACTGACTGATACACGTTTGAAGAAAGATGTGTTTATCTATTTGGACAATCCAACTCTTGCTGCACCATATAGAATCCCATTGAAGGATGTGGAAAATTTTTCAATCAAGGATGATGATGGTCGTTATAAGGATTTGATCTTTTTGGTCTTTCCTGATAACGTTCATGCACATAGAGATATAACATCAATGTTTAATACGCGTGAAGCGTTAGATAATTTGGGAGCTGTCCAAGCTCAATTGACCTGTTTTGATTTGATGGGAACTGGAAATTCGACACTTGACATGATTTCTTCCTTGCGCTTTGTTGTACAGGGAAAACCGAAAACGGAAAAGATCTCAGCTCGGTGTGATGATGATACTATCATTCATTACACTGATTATTTCGAATATATCGCAGAAACTTTCCCTGGCTGTTGCGGAGCACCTGTCATGGCTCTAGATGCAAGATTACCTAAGAAGATTTTAGGCTTTCATGTAGCTGGTAGCTCTGGTAAGGGTTATGCTCAAGCAATAAGTTCAGAGGAAGTGTCTGCGGTACTTAGTGGTATCCGACCACAGTGTTTGGTTTCAGCACCTAATATTGACTCATTGGGTCATGAAGAGTGGAAACCAAATGCTGCGTTTAAATCATCTGGATACTACCCTTTGGGCAAGGTTAATCAGGCCTTGTTCACTGCTAAACAAACACAGATAAGTGAATCCCCCATTTTTGGATTGGTTACTGAACCAATAACAAAACCTGCTAATCTTGAAGATTTTATTGCAAAAGATGGAGAAACTTTGGTAAATATGGATTTTAATTTGGACAAATATTTTGGACCAAGTAATATTTATATTCCACCGGAGGATATCCAAATTTTGGAAGATTATGGAGTGCAGGCTTTTGCAATTGATGATGAAAATCAACACTTGATGAGGGAGCTTACTTATGAAGAAGCGATTCAAGGTATTCCTGGTGAAGAATACCTACCATCTATGAATCGACAAACATCACCTGGCTATCCCTACGTCCTGAAAAGGAAAGGTATGGGTAAGACACAATGGTTGGGTAAAGACGGAGATTTATTAGTTGACAATGAAGAATTGAAAACTGATGTTGAAAATTTACTTTGCCATGCATCACAAGGAATACGCGATCCCGTTGTTTTTACAGCACTGTTTAAGGACGAAAGAAGACCTATCAAGAAAGTTGATGAGGGTACAACCCGCATTTTTGCGGGTGGACCCATGCATTTTACTGTTGCGATAAGGATGTTTTTCTTAGGTTTCTGTGCAGCGTTTATGAAACAACGGATACGGAATGGATCTTTGGTTGGATCAGATGTGCACTCATATGACTGGACTCGGTTCGTTAAATACTTGAATGAAGTTTCAGATGTTAATGAACCAAATTTTCTGGCG